GCTTTCACTTGTTGCTAAACTTGTAGCACTTGCAGTTCCAAAACTATCGTCATCTATATAACTACTAATTGCAACACTTCCAGAATCAATACTTGTTGCTGTAATATCAAATCCACCAACTGTACCTTTTGTTTTGTTTTGATATTGAGCTGATAAATCTTCTTGATTTATAAGTAAATATGACCCAGCATCTATGTCAGCATATAATGGAGTTGAAGAAACGCTTATTGATGTATCTGTTGACCCTTGATTTGATGTTACTGTTAATGCTAATGGCTGGTCATCATTTGAGTTAATTAAATTAAATGTATCACCAGTTTTAAATACAGCTGTGCCTATTGCATTGATTGGAACAGAGCTTAATGATTTTTGATCTCTTAAAGTTATATAAGTTATAGACCCAGTGAATGTTGTTCCAGCTTGAAATTTAATATCACTTGAGCCTTCGCAAGTTAAATAAATAGAATAATCACCAGATGATGTAATTGTTTCTGTTTGACCACTTGTTCCAGCTTTTACTAATAACGTTCCAGCTGTTACAACTACTTTAAAATTTATTTGATAAGTAAGCTCTTGAGTTAATACTGATTGAACTAAATCACTTGTTGAGCCAGTTGCTGTAAAATTAGCTTTTTTTGCAGTTGTATCAATACTCCAACCAGTTCCTAGTGTCCAACCAGTTGCAACATTAAAGTTACCATTTACAGCTACATTTGATCCAGTTGATGGAATTGTTGCACTTAAATATGCAATTAAACTGTTTTGTGCTAATGCTTGACTTACTGGATTAATTAACATTGCTGAATTATTAGGAGCATTTAATTGATTGCCACCTAAATTTCCAATGTTATTATTTTGATTGCTTGTTGATACTACATTTCTTATTATTTGATAACCTTCATAATCCCATTCATCTAATAAAGTATAAAATTTACCTCTTCTAAAAAAATATTCTGGATCAGCAGTTGCTCTTGTTTCTCTTAATTTACCAATTGGATTCACATATCTTGGTCTTGTTGCAGTTCCTTCAGTTTGATTTTTATTTGCAACACCAACAGCTAATCTCATTGTTGGAGTAATAACTATTTTAGTTTGACCATATAAAAATTCATCAATCAATAATTGAGTAAATGTTTTAGTTCCAGTTAATGTTCCAACACCCCACAAACCGCTTGAATTTGTGTTTACATAATCTGTTCCATCGTCAACTTGCAAACTACTTCTTGCAAACTCAATAGAATCACCCCATAATAATTGACCAAAATTAAATTGCTCTGAATTTGCTTTTGTTTGTGCGCTTGTATTATTTATAGTATTAAATGTTTCACCATACGAAGAGCTTTGACCATTAGTTAATGTTTGTAATAATCCAAGAAAAGGTGATGTTGTTGCAAACCTAATGTCATCAGTTATAGTTCCAGCATTAAAACCAGCTGGATTAGATATTGTACTTATATTAATTTGACCTGCTGGGTCTTCCAATGAATTTGACCAACTTACAGTTCCAGAATTTAATGGTCCACTATTAGTTTGTAAAATTATACCAACATTAGGATTTCTCATTCTTTGTGGACTTCCATAGCCACTAAAATTAAGATAAAAACAACCGGGATTACTACCAGAATTTCCATATCCAGATGTTGTTCCAACTCCTTCTAAATCTAAAAAAAAGCTCCATGCTCCATTCATTGTTATTGAACTTCCATTTTCATCTTTAAATGGAATTGATTGTTCAAAACCAACATGAGCTGTTACACTTAAACTTTTAGAGCTTATTATGTATCTTGGTGACCTCGGACCCAAAGGGGTCCAGTTGGAACTATCAATCCAATAATAGGGTAAAGTTTGACTTGAACCATCATATTGTAAATAATAAGTAGTTGTTCCATCAGAAGCATAAAAATTAAACTTTATAGATGACCACCAACCATTAGTGTGACCACTTGGAAAATTTGGACAATCCCAAGTCCAGTCCAAAGGTATTGAAAGCCATAAAAAATCAGATGTTGATGGACTATTTATTGTGCTTTGAAAAACTTCCTGATTTAATGCATCTGATCCAAAAGGAAAACCACCATAATAATTTTCAGATTCAAATGATAAAAATTCAGCGTTTACTTGTTTTATTATAGGTAAATAATCATAAGTTGTTCCAGTTAACTTACTAATCTTTTCATTAGATATTTCTTGAAAGTATCTTGTCCAATATGTACTGCCTAAATGATCTTGACTTGCTAAAAAAGCTCCAGTATCACTATAAAGCCTACTAAAATTGTTTTGAGGATTGTCTATTGTTCCACTTTCACCAGTTATATATTCTGGTATTTGTACAATCCAAAATTGATGTTTCCAATAGGTTATTCTTGCACCCCAATGCCTTAATAATTCTTTTAGAACTGTATAACAATTTTCAGGAAAATAAACACCTTGGTCATCCTTTCGGTGAAACATTGACACTTGACATTTTGTTTTTTCTAATGGGTCTTCACTTTGTCCAGTATTATCCATGTCACCATTATACCAATTAATACTAGTTGTGAATCCATAATCTTGGGTTACTCCTTGCCCATTAGCACCACTTAATGATGCACCAGTTTTTTTCAATATTTCTCTAAACCAAAAAATATAAGTTGCTGGTCCATAATACATATTTTCTGTTGCATAATTTCCCTGAACTCTTTCATTAAATGGGGGAGTTCCACCAGTTACATCTAAATCTACAAAATCAATATCTTTTAACAATGATAGCCCATCAACAAACTTTAATTCTTGAACATAAGGAAATGCTTGATCTAAACCTTTTCCAATATCCATAACACAAAAACCAGACCACAATGGTGCAACTGATTGATATGTTGATGATGTTGCTCTATAAATATGAATATAAATTTCCCTTTCTTGATATAATGTTCTTAAATTATTAATAAATAATCTTTCATCATTATCTTGAACTAAAAAAGGTATTTTACATGATGAACTTAAAATAGGAGAAAACCTATCTTCTTGATCTGTTTCATATTCAATTACTGGTCCTCCCTCTCCCATTGTCATTTCAACTTCAGGTTTTACCCAGCCATTCACCCAGATTTCTAAATAGTAATCTAAGTTGTTATTACTCTTATATGATGAATAATATTTTTTTCCAAATGCCATAAATTAAACTGTTCTTAACCTACCTAATCCACCTCTTTGATTACTAATAAAAATGTCATTTCCACTTATACGACCAAACACCTCAACTTGCTGAGTTCCGCCACCATTAATCATACCTTTTAATTTATCTAATGGAGCCACTACCTCCGGATTCGAGGCATTAGTTCCAGCCCCTTCACCTACTAAAGCCATTGTTGGACCAGTTACTAATCCTCCATTTGCTAAACCTAACAAACCTCCTTTAGCCATACTAAATGCCTTTGCTATTGTCATTGTGCTACCTCCTAGCAATATGTTGATTGCAGTCATAACAGCTAATTGAATCATTAATTGCTTTACAGCTTTTATAATATTTTGAATTAGTGAACTAAAAAATCCTTCTTGGCTGTTTGCAGCACTCATCATTGATTCAAACATAATATCACCAAATAATTCAGTTGCAGCATTATATTCTTTTTGAGCTTGAGTTAATTTATGTAAAGGAGCTTCAACATTTTTTAATTTATCTGGAACTTTTCCTAATTCAACATTTAACTTTTCAACTGGCAAAGAATCCATTGCAGCCATCATTGTTCCTTTTGGTCTTGTTTTGGAATCTTTTGATTTGACACCGCTAGGATCAAAAATTAATTTATTTTTTCCATTGCCTAATTCATCTGTTATTTTTTTTAATTGTTTAACACTACTTGTTAAATTATCTACATTTGTTTTAGATTGTTTAAATCCGCCAAATCTTGTAATAACAAACTTTGCTGCGGCAGCAATACCACCTAAAACAGCCGCAACAGTTGTTGCAGTTAAAGATGTAAATAATGCAATAATTGACGATATAGCACCAGATAAAACACCTAATATTGTTACTAATGGTCCTATAACAGCAACTAACTTACTAAAGAAAATAATAGCTTCTTTTTGATTTTCAGTTAATCCTCTCAAAGTATCAACAATTCCTTTTAATGATTTAATCAAATCTTTTGCTAATGGAATTAATAATGTTCCAAATTGTTGTCCTAATTCTTTAATACTTTCTTGCAAACTTCTGGTACTATTTGCAACCCCATCACTTGTATTTATATAATCTCCTAAGGCATTAGAAGATTGAGCCATAACAAAATTATATCTAAGCTGAACTTTTTCAGCTTGTGTCATTTCTTTGATTGTTTTTGTAATACCTTCTTCTAAAGCAAATTGTTTTAAATTTGCCTCTGTCATTACAACTCCTAGTTTTTTTAGAGATTCTGTTTCACCAGTGAAAATACTAGCTAAAGCTGTTTGAGCTACGTCAATTCTTATGTTTTTAAATGATGCTAAATCACCAGCTAAACCAACTAAGGATGTACTCATTCCAGCGGCTTGTTTTTGAGTTAAGCCCATTGACGTTCCCATGTCACCAAACAATGCAGCCATTTCAAGAGCTGATCCCTCAGCAATACCAAAACTATCTAATGTTGTTTTTGCAAAATCTTGAACTTCTTTAGACGATTCACCAAAGCTAACATTCACTTTATTCAATGATTCTTCAAAATCAGATGCTAGTTTTACAGCACCAGCACCAACAGCCAATAAAGGAAGAGTTAAATTTGTGCTAAGCTGAGTTCCTAATCTTTTAGCATTTCTTTCAAATCTATTTAGTTTTTTTGTAGCATTTTTAACAGCTTTATCAAAGCCTTTAAAATCAGCTCCAAACATTACAGTTAACTTACCAACTAATCCTAACGCCATTTTTTATTTACTTTTATATTCAGATAATTTTTTAATATACTCAGCTTTCTCTTTCAACTTTTTATAATCTAATTCTTTTTGTTTCTTGTCCCATTCAAATTCTATCAAATCAGTTGGCTTTAACTTTTTACCTTTTGCTATTTGTATATTTAATAACAATGTTGTTTGCCATCTTGTTCTTTCCCACCTACCTCTTTCTCTTATGTTTTCAAGCTCATAAAAGCCATCTAACTTTATCCAAAAATGTTTAGGTAGGTAGTCATAAAATTCATCAACTCCCATTCCTAAATATCCAAAAGCAATCTTTTCAAGTTTACGCCAAGAAAGTTTTTCTTTTACTTCTTGGCTTTTTGCTTTTTTTCAGTATCACCCCCCATTTGTTCAGCAAGTATTTCCATAGCTTTTCCAATAGAATCATAATCATTATCAATTAAATCAGCTAAGTCATCAATACTTATTTCACACTTTTGTTTCGCAGCTCTATAACCATCTTCAACACCACAATATATTAAAGTCAACGCATCATCTAAAGTCATATCAGTTCCAAGTTTATCTAAATCTTGCAATGTTGTGTTTGTCTTTGTGCTGTATTTTCTTAAAGCATTAAAACCAAATTTTATTGGATATTTTTTATTATCTATTTCTATAAAAGTATAATTCATTTTTTTTGTTTAGTTTAAAAGGATCATAGCAAAGGCACTAAACAAAAATCAGTGCCTAAGCTAATCACCTAGATTTTTATTGTACTGATTGTACTAAAGCTCCCGTCCCCTCAATTGAAATACTGTAAACAGCGGTATCTTCGGTACCACCAGTCAAACTCATTGATGTTATAAAACCACTTCCAGCATAACTTACATCAGAAGTTGCACTTGTATCACCAAAGATAAAATCAACTTTTAATCTGTTTGCTAAAAGATTTGTTTGTAATAAGTCATCAGCTCCATTTGTTAAAGCAGCTCCAGACGAGTTGGTCCACGCATATGCACCATCTATATCAAGTGAAAAATCTCTAACTCCTTCCAATATTTCTTTGTTTCCAGCTGATTCTTTGTTTGTAATTTCTCTTGGTGAATGATTAACATTCAGCGTACAGTTTTGAGCAAAAGCAACAAGATTAGTTGTTCCAGAGCTAAAAACTTTTAATTCAGTTCCATTTAAAATAGCCATTTCTTTTTATTTTTTATATTAATTAATTATTTTCTTCAGCAATTTTTACTTTGCTTTTTTTTTCTTTTTTTACTTTTATGTAACCATTATCTTTTAAATAAGCAATGGTTTCTTGATTCTTTATTTCTACTTCAGTTCCAGCCATTATAACTTGACCAGCACACCTCCAATTTTTTTCTAATTTTATTTTCATAATTATTTTTTTTTTAGTTCTAGTTATTTAAGAAATAGTATTTCTAATTTGTCTTAGTTCAAAATCCAAAGCCTTTCTATAAATACCAGCATTACCACTTGTATCATCAAAAATATCATTATAACTAATAAAATTAATAGATTGAATTAACACCCCATCAATAGTTTCATAACCTGTATAATCTAAAGCACTTCTAACTTCAACAGCCAATAATTCAGCTTGAGAATATGTTTCAGCATAAACACTTACTGTAAAATCATTAATGTCTAATGTACTTGCATTCTCTTTTGTTGGAGTTGGAGTTACTCCAGTTAAATCATAAATAATAAAAGGTAATTGTGTTGTTTGCGGTGCAACATTAGGAAATATTCTAGTTCCAACAACTTGTAAAGCCTGTGTTGTACTTAAAATATTATATATTGCTTTTCCTATAAACATTTAAATTCCAAATTTACCATATTTTTGCAACTTTTTTTCATGACTTTTTATTGCTTTTGCCATAATAAATTCGGCATCAGTCATAGCATTTTGTGTTACTTTAATATAATTATTTTTCCATGCTGGAGTTATAAATGGCTGATCTTCACCAAAACCTCTACCTCCAAATTTAATCTCACCTCCATATTCAACCCATGCTCCATAATAACCACTTTTTTCATTTTGAAATCTTCCTTTAGTTCTTGGACCAACAAATCCTCCCATAAACTTTCTACTCCTTCTTGTTGTAAAATATCCTATACTTCTTTTTAATGTTTCAGTTCTTTTTTTATTAGATTGATTTTTTTGTCCTTTTAAACTATTAAGATTTGATTTTGCAGCATCAATAAATGGCTTTGAATTTTTTCTCCAAAATCTTTGCCAAATAGTATTTTTTTTGATTTGTTTAGGTAGTTGCATAAACATATCATTTAACTCTTTTGTGCCTAATACTGTTATGTTTGATCTAGCCATTAATCTTTATTTTCACAAATTATTTCTAAAAACGCAGTTCTTCCATCTATCTGATTAATTACTTTTGGAAAA